CCTCTTTCAGTAACCAGTTGGAACGGCCAAACCGTAAATGTACGAGCACCCGGCAGGATTATTCACAAATGTTTGCATTCCAACTACCATGTAGAAGATGTCAGCAGTTGCAACGCCACCACTCGCGCCTCGAATTTCAAAGATTTTCCTACCATCAGTCGTATAAAAACCGATAGGAAGAATTTCTCCTCTGCCCCAGACATTATCTGAAACAAAGTCAATTCGAGTTTTATCCCAGTTATAGCTCGTCTTAACTGGCGCGCCTGCCATTTGCATATTATCGCCAAAATACATATCTAGCGATTCATCTTTGGCAGCTTTGTGAATAATACTAACGAGTTGACCGATTTCCTCGTAAGCATTAGCCTGAGCAGGATGCATCCAAGCACGCGGATTGAAATTGTTGTCAATTCCAATTCTATTGCCAATTTTGTTGATTGCTAACCGGGGGAGAGGCAAAGTTAGCGCGCTTGACGAAGCATTGACAGCATTAGCTCTGATTTCAGGTGTGGCGCTTCGTGAAAATCCCAACCATGTTCCACTCGAAGAATTAGAATCATGGTAGGGAACCCCAAAAAGAGCAGGAAGTGATGTAGGAGAACTAATACCAGAAACTACCAACAAATCGCCTGCTGTAGAAGTTGCGATAGCTGGAGTTACCGAAATAGTTTTATTTTCCACATCCCAGAATGTAATCAGTCCTGATCCTTTATTTGTTGCAAGTGTTGAATCAAATACTTGAATGGTCTGGCCGTATCGAACCAAGCGCGCACCAAATCCATCAGTAGTCAGAGTATAAGTATCAACACCTGCCGCCGTAGCAACCGTTGTAACAGTTCCTACAACACCATTACCTGATCCCATTAGCTGTGCATCGATTTGTCGTTTCAGTTCATCCAAAGCGCGCGCTGTAAATCGCCGAACCGCGCTAGTAATAGCTTTCCGGTCGCTATCAGTAGCCCATTCTGTTAATTTCGTGTATTCAATATTCTCTGACATGAATACCGCTTGCAGAACTGCGTTATCGAATGTTTGCGCGCCACCTCGTCCAAGATCACCACCATCAGCATTGAAATACTGAAATGATCCACCGGGACGAATTTCAAGTGGAATGCGCATTTGTCGATTGCTAATCTTTTCTACATCACGTTTCTTAATATTGGTGTAGAATCGATCGTCGTAGTCGTAGAGTGTTTGCAGCTTAGGGATCACGCGCTCCAATTCAAGCGCGACGACCTGAGTTTCACTAGCAGCCATAGTAATATTATCCTTTTTACTTTTTGAACATATCAGCAAACTCTGCTAATTTGTCCATTACTTGTTCATCATTTAAGCCCATTGCTCTAAATCCCCTAACGAGAGTAATTTGATCATCAGAATATCCCAAATTACGCAATTGAGTCATCAAGTTTGCTGTGTTCTTTCTCCAAGTTTCAACACATTCTCTTATTCGAGATTTTCGTCTTACTGACATTAACGGATAGATAGTCATCATCCATTCAATAGCTCTAGAACCATTAAGAGTTATCCTATAAATGTCTTTATAGGTCTCTTTTCTCTTATCTTTACCTATTTTAATAGATTGTGACTTATCTACCAATGACCTAACACGTTCAACTACATCCAAATCAGTCATTTGTAGGGTGATCATTGGACTTCTTTTTCCTACATTAGTAAATCCAAAATGTCCTTCACCCTCTAGGATTCCTGCTACCCACGCAATTTCTTTAACTGATGTAGACATAATCAATCCTGCGCAAGAAAGTCTTGATAACTCATGCCCTTTGGAACTGCTGCCTTATCTTTCGATCCACTTTGTCCGCTACTACTTCTACCAGGCGGAACTGGTCCTTTTTTATCTCGCTGTTCATCACTATCTTTACGCTTTGTAACTGATAGGCCGCGCAAAGCCTCATTTCTTGTGCGCTGAATTACATCGCGTAATAGTGACTTAGCTTTATTCAAGTATGCCGAACGAATATTATCCATCGCCTGTCGATTATAATTTGTCTCAGCCGCTTTTCTCCAAAGCCCGTCATAGTGCGCGCGAAATCGAGTATCTTTATCGATTAATGATTTGACTAGACCTAATGCTTCATTAGTAGCTGTTTTCTTCACATAATCAGTCATATGGTTCTTCGGGTCCATATTTATGCTGATTGTGCTTTTGAGTGCATTCTCTACTCGCGTGCTAATCGATTCAACTGCGTTATCTAATCTTTCCCTAGCAAATTGTTCTCTTTCTTTCTTTAGGCTATCACTTTCGGGTGATTCGGCCTCTTTAGAGAATCGCGATGGAGCATTAACTTGAGAATTGCCAAAAATAAATTGATTCAGAACAAGAGCAGCATTCTGCAATGCTTCTTTTGAATTTTCATTGCCAATAGTAGCTGCTTCTTGCAGCATTCCATTAGCTGCTTGCCTAATTACGTTACCAACTACATGATAATATGCACCTTGATCAACTTTTAGTAATGCAGGAAGATAATTATCTACAATTCTTCCATAAGCTTTCTGATCCGTATCTTTTACTGCTTGTAATACAGATTCTGTGCTGCCTTTGAATAGTTCTTGCTCGAATCTTTGTAAAGTCTGTGCTCTTTCGACTGCTTCTTTAGCATCTTCTACAGTCGGAAATACCTCTGCATACTGCTGTTCTCGATAATATGCTTTTTCAAGATAAGGAAATTTCTTAAATAAATCCGGGTAAGCAGCTAGAATTTCTTTCTTTCTAACTGGAGTAATTAATTCATCGATTTCTGTTGGTTCTTCTATCTCTAATTCTTCTTCATCATCTGTTTTATCAGATTCTTCATCTGATTCTTCTTTTGCGACAAGTTCTTCTTTATCTGCTTTTTTGTCAGCAATTTCATCAGATTTCTCATCCGACTTAAGCAGATCAACAGCATCGTCCTCTTTATTGAGGATTTCTAGCATTCCTGTTTGATCTAGCGGTTCAGTTGACTCTTGATTGCTCATTTCCGCTTCTTTTCATTGGTGCTGCAATTGGTTGATTTTGTGGTCCAGTTCTATCATTTCCTTTTACTTGCTGTGGACCTTGACCCGATTGCGCGCCAGATGCAGCATTAGCAGCATTCATCTGCATCTGAGCTTGCATTATCTTTACATGACGTTCCATATGTAACAGAACATTTTGATAACCACTTTCATTCTCGACGCGCGCTAGCCGACCGGCATCAGATATTGCCCAATTCTTACAAATATCCGCATGTATTCCATTATTATCGATCATCGGGTCAATATCTACTGATGGCGATGGCTGACCATCCTGTCCTGGTATTGGCGCAGATGCTAATAGCTGTTGAATTTCCTCATATTGTTTCGTGCGATCATCATTACCAGGAATTTCGAAATCTGTCAGACCGATAGCTTCTTTTAGCAAATCTAGATTTCTAGGATCAGATAGTGCTTCCATTACAAGAGGATTACCAGCCTGCATTAGCTGCATAATCACATCTTTTTTCTGTTGCCATGTTGCAGGTAATTGATCGCTAGCTTCTAATTCGACAGAACCAATTTTACCCATTAATTCCGCTTTGCGCACGAAAACATTTACAAAGTTACCCGATTTATCTTGCGATACGTAACGCTCATCATCAATAACTTCTTTGATGAACATCGGGATAACTTTACCAAATATCTCTTTCCACCAGATGCATAGCATTTTCCACGGAGTTTGTAATCTCTGTAATGCTTGCGCCCTACTCATCGCGTACTGAGCAGCAGTTTTAGATGAATTAGGCGCAGCACCACCGAATAATGATGGAAGCGCGCCCGTAACTAATTGACCTAATTCTTGAACCTTTTCACCAAATGGTAATACTTCGCCACTCAATGAAGCAGTCTTAACTTGGAAAAATGCATCACCTAATGCTTTACCACCTTTAGGAGTAGCGGGATAAATCGCACCCGGTGCTACTTCTGTCTGACTGTATTCATTAAAATTAACTACTCCGGGATCAGCGAATGTCTGTGGTATTCCATGCTCAATGGTTTGTTCGATTAGTGATACCAAATCATTCGTAATATCTTGCACCGAAATCAGAAGTGAACCAAGAGGATCATGATGCAGGTAATCAGATAACGGATTCTGAGTTAAGGTCCAACAATCATCTAATGATTCATTCTCGCAATCTGCAAAATCGTCATTAACAAGGATTACTTTCGCGCCATCGGGAAATTTCTTTTTCAGATGCGCGCGGTCATCTTTATCATTTATCAGATTGAACGAACTTGGCCTAAGCCAATTATTACGTATTGTTACTGTATCGCGCGGATAATCACCTCTATATTGAGTGGATAACCTGCCCCACTGTTCATAAGGATCTGTACTTCCAGTACTTCCACCAGGAGATATTCTATTTTGCCCAACATACTTCTCGACAAGATGTTCATACCGTTGAATTGCATTTGTGTAGTGAGTATCATAACTGAAAATCAAATATGGAATATCACTTTGTTTCATCGCATAATTTGGAACCTTTACATACAAACCACCATAAACTTCCATGCAGATACGAGTTTTTGGTTGTTTTGTAGTTCCAATTATACGTGTTACGATTATACGGCGCGTACGGTATTCAGGATCAATTTGCTGAAGGCACTCAGGACAGACATACTCACCAGAATTAATTAGATCGTGCGCGAGAACATCACTATCA